GCGCATGGCCGCTTCGGCGCGGACCGCGTCGGTCAGGCTCTTGTCGGCGATAATCCGCTCGAGCCGCTGCTTCTCCTCGCGATAGGCGAGATCGAGCAGCCGGAGCTCGACGTCGCGCCGCTCGGCCGCCGTTTCGGCCAGCGCCGCTTCCGACTGCAGCGCCTCGCGCTGGATGTCGAAACTGACGCTGGCGAGCCGCGCATGGTCTTCGGCCTTCGCCGCGGCGAGCTCCTCGGCGATCGCCTGGCGCTTGAGCGCGTCGGCCTCGTCGTAGAGCGCCTGCAGGCGCTGGGCCTGGGCGGCGCTGATCTCCCTCGCCTCGACCTGGTAGGCGAGCTCGTCGGCGAAGCTCTTGCGCTCGAGGTCGAGCATGTCGACGTCGAGCCGTGCCCGGTCCTCGTGGCCCACCGCCAGCTGGCGCTTGGCCGAGAGGATGTCCATCTGCAGCCGGCGCTGGTCCTGCTCGAAGCGGAAGGCGTCGCGCAATTGCTCGAGGCGCTGGCGCTCGGCCTCGCGAGCGAGCTGCTCGGCCGACTTGCCCTTCTTCCCGCCTTTCTTCGAGCCGCCCTCGCTGGCGAGGAACTGCGGCAGCGTCACTCCGCCGGAGCCCTGCGGGCTGTTCTTCAGTGCCACCGCCTGGCGGGCGAGCTCGATCTGCCGCATCCATTCGGCGCGGGCGCTCTCGACGGTGCCGCCGTCGGCCGAGCCGCGGCGGACACGGATGATGCCGCCCTTGTTGCCGGCAGCTTCCTTGCGCTTGAGATACTCCTGCATCGCCGCGTTGAGCTTCTGGCGGCGAAAGGCCGGGTCCATGTTGCTGTCTTCGGCATTGCGCGCCATTCGCCCGCCAGCGTAGACGCCGGCGCCGGCGCCGACCGCGGCGCCCGCCGCTCCGAACCGCGAGCCGGCGAGCGCGCCGATGATGCCCAGCGCGGCCTGCGGGTTGGAGCCGAGGAACGACAGGACCTTGGCGGTGAGCTCGCCGATCGCATTGGCCAGGCCGAGGATCGAATTGGCGTTGTCGGCAACGACGCCGGCGATCCGGGCCGACAGCACGGTCTTCAGGGATTCGAGCTTGTCGGCCGTCTCGTCGGCCTTGCGGATCTGCTCGTCGGACAGGACGATGCCCAGCTTCTCCGCCGCCCTGGCGAGCTCGTCCAGCGCCCGCCGCCCGCCGGCCAGCATGGTGTCGAGCTTGGCGCCGGTCTTGCCGAACAGCGCCACTTCGACCGCCGCGCGTTGCGCCCGGTCGGGGATCTTGGCCAGGCCGTCGGCGATCATCCGGAACGCCTCGCCGGTGTCCTTGCCCTTGAGGTCGGAGACCTCGATTCCGATCGCCTTGAGCGCCTTGGCCGGCTCTTTCGCCCCGGCCGCGACCTTGCCGAGGGTGACCGTCAGCTTGGTGAGCCCGCCCTCAAGCTCCTGCTGGCTGACGTTGAGCTGGCCCGCGGCATATTGGAACACCTGCAGGTCGCGGGTCGTGACGCCGAGCTGCTGCGACATCTCGCCGAGGTTGCCGGCATAGTCGAGCGCCCGCTTCGCCGCGGTCGCCATGATCCCGATCGAGAAGGCGGCAAAGAAGCCGGAGATTATGCCCTTGGCGCTGTTCATCGCCCGGGCGGTCAGTCCGACTTCCTTGCGGACGCGCTTGACGCCGCTCTCGAAGGCCGCCGTCTCGGCGGAGAATTTGACGCGCAGCGCGCCGATCAGCGTGCTAGCCATCGCTCTCTCCCGGACGGATGTGGCGGATCGTCATCTTGGCGCCGCGACGCTCGTGCTCGCGGAAGACCTCGAGGATCTCCTCGGCACGCTGCGGCCGCTTCGGCTTCAGCAGGCGCAAATAGTCGGCGAGGTCTTTGAACTTCTTGCCGGTCCTCGCGAAATTCTCGGTGAACCAGGCAGTGCTGAGCCAGCCCTCGCGCTCGCGCTGGTGGCGCATCGCGGCGCCTTCCATGATGGTCACGAAGCTCCGCGGCGACTGCAGCCAGAACTCCGACGGCGCGAAGCCGGCGGCGACCCATTCCTTCAGGAAGGCTTCGACGCTCCACGCTGCCGCTTCGGAGGGCGCGGGCGCTTCTTACCCTCCGCCGCATTGCCGACGTTGAACGCCCGCTCGATGAGGTCGCCGACGATCACGCCCTGATCGGCATATTCGGGCGAGTAGACCAGGCCGCCGACCTGGTCGAGCGTGACGCTGGGATGGTGCTCGCGCAGCATCGCCCAGAGAAACTTGCCGACCAGCGCATGCGGTGGCCTCGGCGACGTGATCTCGGCGAGGATGTCGTCCATCGGCTTGCCGGTCAGCGTCTCGAGGATGTCGATCGTGCGGAAGTTGATCACCAGCCGGAGGGTCTCCCCTCCGGCCTGGATCTCCGCCTCGTTCCAGAACGGGCTGAGCATTATGGCTCAGGCGGGCTCTCGGGCTCGACCGGCCCCTCTTCCGAATCGCCGGAGAAGCGGATGGTGAGGGTTGCCGTGCGCCGATCGTCGAGCGGCGAACTGCGCCGGTACTGCTTGACCACGCACTCGCCGGCGATCTCGTAATAGCTCTCGTCGGCAAGCAGCAGGTGGACCTTGTATTCGGTGCTCTTGCTGAGCAGAGAGCGGCAGAGCACGTCCGTGTCGGACCCGGGCACGTAGTTCATCAGGACGTCGCCCGTGCCGTCGTTGATCAGCCCGCCGATGAACTGGCGGCGCTTGCCCGGCGACTGCATGTGGGTCTTCTCGACGTCCTCGACCTCGGCCTCGGGGAACGGCGTCTCGAAGATCTCGGCGAGCTCGATGAACTCGCCCTCCGAATCCTTGAGGAAGAACTTGCCCCCCCAGCCGATTGTGACTTCTTCTTCGTCCATGTTCACGCTCCATCAGGGTTGGACGGGAGCGCTGGGCGCTCCGGCTGCCTTGCCCAAGGGCGGGTAGGGCTTGGAAATTCGGGGAAGTCAGGCCGCGGCTGGCGAGTGCCAGACCATGATGTCGGCCGACCGGCGGTAGACGGTGTCGGCGCCGGTGAACTCGTGGGTCGCCCGGCGTCGCTGCACGAAGGCCCGGCCGAAATTCACCTGGTCCTGGACTGCTGCCGGCACCAGCTCGGCGAGCACCAGGCCCATCAGCTCCTTCGCCTCGAGATAGTCGTCGGCCCAGACGTCAATCTGGACCAGGCTCGACTGCAGCGCCTGGATCCCGCTCATGTGCTGCGCCAGCGGGTCGTCGATCAGCTCCAGGGTGATCGCCGGCAGCGGCCTTCCCTGGGGGCGGTCGCCCCAGTCGATCCTTTTCTTGACGATCGAGGTGATCGCCGCCTGGCCCAGCAGCCGTGCTCGGAGCGCTGCTTCCATCTCAGCCTCCCTGCCGCCGCCGGATCCGCATGACCGTTTTGTGGAGCTCTTCGCCGAGCAGGTTTGCGATCCGCACCAGCGACGGCCCCTGCTCGCGCTCCCAGGCCGGGCGCATGTACGGCTGGGCCCGGTCCTTGAAGGTGCCGAACTCCATCATGATTGCCTGCGGGTAGCCCTTGCGGGTTGGCCCGATGTAGATTGCGACCTCGTCCCGGGCCTCGCGGGTGAAGCTCCTCTGCCGGCCGCCCTTCTGCCTGTGCGAGATGGCGATCGACGTGTGCAGGTCGAGCGGCGGTGTCGCCGGATCGTCCGGCGCCAGGCTCGCGGCCAGCGCCCGCATCGGCTCTGCCGCTTTCTTGAGGACCCGGCGGACCGTGCCCTTGGCGGTGGCCCGTGACAGCTCGAAGAGCACCCGCTCGCATTCGGCGAGGCCTTCGATCCGCTCAGCCATCGTCCTCCTCGTCGGGCTCCGGATCCTCGGCGCCGTCGTCGGCCCTCGCCGACGCGACGATGTCGACCAGGTTCCGGCCGACGGGAACGACGGCCGCGATGTTGTAAGTCGTCGTCTCGTTGTGGATCAGGCGCTCCCGCGGCCCGAACTCGGTGACGGCCTGCGGCCTGCGGATCCGGAACTTGGCAGTGGTGAACGCGGCTTCGCCGCCCGCGGCCGCCCGCTCGCCCGCGGACAGCGGCACGAGTGCGGCCGCTTCCTCGAACACGGTCTCCCACGGGCCCGGCTTTGTCCTCAGGCCGTCGTCGACGCTGGCGCCCGCCCGAACGATGCGGATCCGATGGTTGAGCTGTCCGGCCTGCATCAGCCGTAGCGCCGGAAATTGACGAGCAGCGCTTGGCTGGCGTTGGGCATGCTGCTGACGTTCGTCCCGACGACGACGTCGGCGCGGTTGCCGTACCACTGCTCGATGATCAGCAGCATCGCCTGGCGCACCGGCGCCGGGCAGACGGCATAGCCGGCGACCAGGCGCACGCGCACCGCGTCTTCCGCCCGGGCCGTCGCCGGCCACCTTTGGCCGGGCTTCAGCCGCACCTTCGGCCGCAGCTCGTCGCCGGCCTCGAGCGCGAGCTCGTAGACGGCGGGATCGAGCAGCTGCTCCTCGCCCTCCGGGTCAAGGTAGCGGATTTCCGTGATGGCCTGGACCGGCGCGACGGCCAGCTCCGCGAGCTCGCCGAATGCCGGCACCTCGATCTCGAGCGCGGCCGCGGCAATGCGGATCCCGCAGACCTTCTCGACATGCTCGCGGACGGCGACAATGTAATGGGTCAGCAGGGCGTCCCGGTCATCGCTCAGGACCTCGCACTGCGCCTTGGCATCGGCCAGGCTGATCGCCTCGGCGCCGATCGGCAGGACCGCCGTCTCGAAGTCGTTTCGCGGCGGCGCGCTGTTGGTCGTGATTTCGCAGGTGATCAGCCCCGGCCGGCCCGGCGTTCCGCCCGACAGCCAGACGGTGACCTTGCCCTCCTCGACCTGGGTATCGACGACGTCGACGCCCTCGGCCGCAACGCCAAAGGCGGTGATGGTCTCGCCCTGCTGGAGCTGTCCGCTCCAGTCGAATTCATAGTCCAGCGTCGCTCCCGGCGCCTTGGCAGGCCAATAGATCATGCGGCCCGCCTCCATCCTCTCGAGATCTTCGCCGCTTGCGACTGCCGGGCGATCGGTGCCACCCGGAGGTCGCGATCGACGCGGACCAGGCAGCGGGCTGTTCCTGCCTGCGCCGAGCGCACGCTGGGCGCGATCGGCCGGATGCGCTCGCCGCCGCTACCGGCGACGATCTCGCCAGCGTCAGTCACTTCGCCGGTACCGGCGC